GCAGTATTAACTATGGTTGAGAAAGACTACGGCGAAGAGTTCATAGAACCGGCAAAGGCTTTCATTGAACAGGTACAAGCACTCTTCGATGAGTATCAGATGCGTACACAACCACAGCAGTTGGATACAGAAGAGTTTGACAGAGTAAAAGAGTTAGCGGGTTTAAGATAATCCGCTAACTCTTTAAAATAATTTGTAAAAAGTACTTGACTTTTTATAAATAGTATCGTATAGTATATATTGTGCTATACGAATAAGGCACAAAGCACATAGGCATAACATTATAGGAGGCACAACTATGGCATCATTAGCAGAAATTAGAGCAAAGCTCAAAGAACAAGAAGCACGTACATCAGGTGCATCAAACGGCCCATCTGGTCCAAACCCAATTTACCCGTTTTGGAATATTAAAGAAGGCGAAAGCGCAACAATGCGTTTCTTGCCAGACGGCGATCCAGACAACACTTTTTTCTGGAAAGAACGTTTGATGATTAAACTTCCATTTAGTGGAGTAAAAGGTGATACAAGTTCACGTCCGGTACAAGTACAAGTTCCTTGTATGGAAATGTATGGCGAAACTTGTAATATCCTTAACGAAGTGCGTGGATGGTTTAAAGACCCAAGTCTTGAAGATATGGGTCGCAAGTATTGGAAAAAACGTTCTTATGTATTCCAAGGCTTTGTAACAGATAACCCGCTAGCCGATGACGAAGCACCCGACAATCCAATTCGACGCTTTATCATTGGTCCCCAAATCTTCCAAATTATTAAGCAGGCTTTAATGGATCCTGATATGGAAGAATTGCCAACAGATTATACTGCTGGTGTTGACTTCCGTCTTAATAAAACATCAAAAGGCGGTTATGCAGACTATGGCACATCAAATTGGGCACGTAGAGAGCGTCCACTAAGTGATGCTGAAATGGCTGCGATCAACGAACACGGTTTGTTTAATCTTTCAGACTTCCTTCCTAAGAAGCCAGATGAAACTGCGATCAAAGTAATGCAAGAAATGTTTGAAGCGTCAGTAGACGGTGAAGCATATGATGCAGATCGTTGGAGTAATTACTTCCGTCCAAGCGGAATGGCTGCACGTACTGGAGATCCTAATGTAACTCCAAGTAATGGTACAGCAACAAGCCAAACTGCATCAACACCAACACCTGAAGTAGCGCCTGCTCCAGTAGCAGAAGCAGCGCCAACTCCTGCTCCAGAAGCAGAAGCAGCAGCACCTGCAGGTGACGGCGGCGCACAAGACATCCTAGCGATGATCCGCGCACGTCAAGGACAGTAATATACTATGGGGGAGCAATCCCCCATTTTGCTTTTTAGATTAGGAGATACATATGGCAACTAAGGCATTCGATCCTACTAAGTTTAGGACATCGCTTACAAAATCCATTACAGGTATGAGTGCAGGGTTTAACGACCCAACTGATTGGATTAGCACAGGTAACTATGCACTCAACTATCTTATTTCAGGTGATTGGAACAAAGGTATTCCACTAGGCAAGGTATCTGTATTTGCAGGTGAGTCTGGTGCAGGTAAGTCATACATTTGTTCAGGCAACATTGTAAAGTCAGCACAAGATCAAGGCATCTTTGTAGTATTAATTGACTCAGAGAACGCACTTGACGAAGCGTGGCTAAAAGCACTTGATGTAGATACATCAGAAGATAAACTACTAAAACTTAATATGTCAATGATTGACGATGTTGCTAAGACTATTAGTACGTTTATGGCAGACTACAAAGCAATGAACGAAGAAGATCGCCCTAAGGTATTGTTTGTAGTTGACTCACTAGGTATGTTGTTAACACCTACAGACGTAGACCAGTTTAACAAGGGTGATATGAAAGGTGATATGGGTCGTAAGCCCAAGGCATTGACTGCACTTGTTCGTAACACAGTTAATATGTTTGGTTCACACAATGTAGGACTTGTAGCAACTAACCACACATACGCATCTCAAGATATGTTTGATCCAGATGATAAAATTTCAGGTGGTCAAGGCTTTATCTATGCATCTTCAATTGTTGTAGCAATGAAAAAACTAAAACTAAAAGAAGATGAAGATGGTAACAAGATTAGTGAAGTGCGTGGTATTCGTGCAGCCTGTAAGGTTATGAAGACACGTTATGCTAAACCGTTTGAAGGTGTACAGGTAAAGATTCCTTATGAAACAGGAATGAATCCATATAGCGGCTTGCTTGAATTGTTTGAAGCAAAAGGTGTTATTGTTAAGCAAGGCAACCGTTTGCGCTATGAAACAATCAACGGTGAAGAACTACTTGAATACCGTAAGAACTGGAATGGTGAATTACTCGATAAGGTTATGTCAGATTACTTAGAAAAAGAAGCTTCTGTGGTAAATATCGACAACGCAGACGAAGAAGCTGCGGCAGCAGATCTTAACGAGGAAGAATTCGCCAATGAATGAAGACCAAATTGCAGATATTTGGATGAGCTTTAAAGAATACTTAGATAAAAAACACGTAGAATCAGCAGCAGAGAAATTTGTTGATTTGCTTGCTGACTACGGTGTTAGTGACGAAACTTTTAAAGAAGTTTTAGGTAACGACGGTGTTTTAGATGATGCAATTTATTATTATTTAGAAATAGATGCAATCGACTACGACACAAACGACGATGACGAGGATTGGGATTACTAATGGGTTGGTATTCTGAAATATCAAGAGATATTTCAAAAATTCCTGATGGAATTTTGCATTTTGAAAAAGAACTGCAAGATGCACGTCAAGAATGTAAACTTGTTGGAAATGTTGAGAAATCAGCTGCTGCAATGCCAGGAATAGTAGAGCAGCGGTTCAATCAATTACAAGAAATCGAAGCTATCTTAAATTATCTAAATATCGAACTACGCAGATTACGTAGCTCTTACTTTAAAAAATATTTGGAAAACTATCAACGAGCTCTGTCTAGCCGTGACGTTGAAAAATACGTTGACGGCGAGGCAGACGTTGTTGACTATGAAAAAATTATCAACGAATTTGCGCTTTTGCGTAATAAGTGGTTAGGTGTACTAAAAGCACTTGATCAAAAGCAATGGCAAATTACAAACGTAGTTAAACTACGTGTAGCAGGAATGGAAGATGCAACCCTGTGATATTTCATACAGCTACCGATCCTCTCTACTATAAAAGTTTTTATACTTCTTACAGTTATACTATAAAAAAATTTTATCCTCACGATAGTTTATCTTTACATTTTGTCGGCGATAATAAACCAACAAATAGTAACATAAATTTTATTACTACTACAAATATTTCATTTGAAGATATAAAGCAACAATACAATTGTAATGACGATGCAGCAAAAGGATTTTATGCTCTTGCAAGATGGTTCAGTATTCCTGAAACTGATCAAAATGTTGTAGTATCAGATGCAGATATTATTGCATTAAAAAAATTAAATATAGAACAAGTTAATAATTTATTCAAAACACATCACGCTATAAACATTACTAGAACAAAGAAAAACGGTTCCGAAGGCGGAATGGCAATGCTAATATTACGACACGATGTAATATCAGATATTAACCGTGTTGCATTGTCTGTATTAGATAATACATTGCAATGGGACTCAGATGTCCAAGTAAGAACACACATTTATAATAATTACAATGTAGCTGAAATTCCTGAAATGCACGTTTTCGGTAAAAGGTCTAACTATAAAACACTCGATAATACAGAAAGAAGCTTTGCAATTTATAAAGGACGTTTGAATAGGAAAATAGCTGCATTAGAGCAGGCAATAGAAAACATATGATAACATATATAATTAGACTTGAAGAAAATGAACATTCTTGTAAAATGGCAAAAGATTGTTTTGACCAAGCAAAAAAACACGGGCTTAGTCCCAAATACTTCAAAGCTATAAACGGTAATGATTGGAAGAAACATTACTATGCAACAGGAATAGAACCTAAACGTAAATTTAAAAAAGGACGGTTAGGTGTTAGAGGATGTTTTTTTAGCCACTATTACTTATGGTTAGAATGTTTAAAACAGGGCGAACCTATGTGCATCTTAGAACACGACGGTTATATACTAAAGCCATTTGGCAATAGTATTTGTAACGAATTTGAAGATGTTTTAAAATTAGATAGACTTGATCCTTATAGCAAATCGTATGACAAACTTTTAGAACAAGAAGCTAATAATCCACTTGCTATAGAAAAATATACAAATTTGTCACCAAAAAATCCCTATAAAATAGGTACAGGAAATTATTTCAAAGGAGCCTATGCATACATATTAAAACCAGAAGGCGCTCATAAAATAATAAAACATATTCGTCAACACGGTCACGTAACAGCTGATCAACAACTCGGAGACTGGGTATTGAATACTAATACTACAGTACCTAGTTTAGCAAGATTACATCCTTTTTATAGTATAGGAAATAATATAAAAACCCATAGTTTGACACAAAATTTAGAAGGTACCATTGATGACGTATAATACCTGGTGGATAAAAAAAGATAGAAATTTTGGAGATCTATTAACACCTTATATACTCGATTACTTTAATATAGATTATCAGTATAGCGGAATCGAAAGTGCAGATATTATTTGCGTAGGATCTATTGCTAGACACGCTAAAGACAATACAATTGTATTAGGTTCAGGAATGATTAATTTTCGTAAAGAAAAACTTAATCCTAATGCCGATTGGCGATTTGTACGAGGACCCTACACTAGACAACGTGTAATTGATTGCGGCGGAACTTGTCCTGAAATTTATGGAGATGCAGCAATGCTTTTGCCCTGGATATGTCCAGAAGAACCTAAAGAATTTAAAATTGGTATAGTCCCTCATTTTGTAGATTATGAATATGTAAAAAATACATATCCAGACTATAATGTAATAAATGTAATAAATGATGATCCTTTAGAAGTAGCAAAGGAAATTAGTAAATGTACTTCAATAATATCTAGTAGTTTACACGGTATAATTGCAGCTCACGCTTACGGAATACCAGCAGCCTGGGTTGAATTTTCTAATAAAATAAAAGGCGACAGAATAAAATTTAAAGATCATTATGCTGCAATGGGTTTGAATCCTGTAATTTCTACAGTCGAAGAACCTGTTTATTCATTAGGTTTATTAAATTTAGATCCTATGTTTAATGAGTTAGAGAAATTAAGAAAATGAAAGCCATAATACTAGCAGGAGGATTAGGCACACGCCTTAGTGAGGAAACAGTCGATAGGCCAAAACCTATGGTAGAGATAGGAGGCAAACCTATTATATGGCATATAATGAAAATTTATTCTGCACACGGAATAAAAGATTTTATAATTTGTTGTGGTTATAAAGGCGATTACATTAAAGAATATTTTGTAAATTATGCAAGAAAAAATTCTGATGTTGAAATTAATATAAAAAATCAAAATGTAAAATTTTATAATAATGATTTAGAGGATTGGAATATAAATTTAATTGATACAGGGCTGAAAACTATGACAGGCGGCAGGCTCAAACGTGTAAAAGAATTTATTAAAGACGACGAAGCATTCTGTTTTACTTATGGCGACGGTGTAGGAAATATTGATATAGGAAAAAGTATAGAATATCATAAATCTCATAAAAAACTTGTTACAATGACTACTGCATTTCCACCAGGAAGATTTGGTAACTTAAAATTTGAAGGTGACACTGTAACAAAATTTCAAGAAAAGGTTAAAGGTGATGGTGCAATGGTAAATGCAGGATTCTTTGTTCTTTCGCCTAAAGTAATTGATTATATTGCTAATGATAATACTACTTGGGAAGAACAGCCCTTACAGCAATTAGCAGAAGAAGGAAATTTAAAGGCATTTAAACATCAAGGTTTTTGGCGTCCTATGGACACTTTACCTGATAAAAAAGTTTTAGAGAATCTATGGAATACTGACGCACCTTGGAAAATTTGGTAATGGATAAGTTATTTTGGAACGGAAAAAAAGTTTTTATAACCGGACACACAGGATTTAAAGGTAGCTGGTTAACTTCGTGGCTTAAACATTTAGGAGCCTATGTTTGTGGTTATAGTTTAGAACCACCATCGAATCCAAATAACTTTACTGTATCATCTGTAAATGACAATATGCAAAGCGTCATAGGTGATATACGTGACAGAGAGTATCTTTTTGAAATTGTTAATATATTCAAACCAGATATAGTTTTTCACTTAGCAGCACAACCATTAGTAAGAGAATCTTATTTAAATCCGTTATATACTTACGAAGTAAATGTCATAGGAACATTAAATTTACTAGATTCCCTTAGAAATATTCAAAGTGTAAAAAGCATTGTAAATGTCACTACAGATAAATGTTATGAAAATAAAGAATGGGATTGGCCTTATAGAGAGAATGATGCATTAGGAGGACACGATCCTTATAGTAGCAGTAAAGGATGCAGCGAACTTTTAACGAGTGCATTTCGAAGAAGCTATAATCTTCCTGTTGCTACTGCTAGAGCAGGAAATGTAATTGGTGGTGGTGATTGGGCTAATGATAGATTGTTGCCAGACATACTAAAGGCTGTGCAAAATAATGAACATCTTACAATTAGATATCCAGATGCTGTAAGACCTTGGCAGCACGTTTTAGAACCATTAGCAGGGTATATAAAGTTAGCAAGACTGCTTTACGATGATAAAAAATATGCTGACAGTTGGAATTTTGGACCAAATGAAGATGGGTGTAAGTCTGTCAGATACATTTTAGATTTTATGCAAAGCAAGCTTTATCCTAATTTGCAGTGGAATATAGATGATTCAGAAACTCTCCACGAGGCTACTTTATTAAAACTAGATATTAGTAAATCTCAAAATAAACTTAACTGGCGTCCCCAATGGAGTTTGCAACAAGCTTTGGAAGCAACAGCTGAATGGCATAATTATTGGTTGCAAAACAAGGATATGGAGATTATTACTGTAAACCAAATAAAAAAATATATGAACGGAGAAAAAAATGTCTAAAAAGATATCATATGCAAAAACAGTTTACGGCCAAAAAGAAATTGATGCGGTAGTAAAGTGTTTAGAAGAATCTACACAAATGGGCACCTATAGTCGTAAATTTGAAGCTGAGATAGCAAAATTATTTGATAAGAAAGAGTGCCTATATGTTAATAGTGGTTCAAGTGCTTTGTATATAGGAGTAGAATCATTTAATTTTCCCGAAGGAAGCGAGGTTATAACTCCGGCGCTTACTTTTGGTACAACGCTTGGATGCATTATAAAAAACAATTTAGTTCCAGCATTTGTAGATGTTGAACCATATACATATTGTATTGATGCAAATAAAATTGAAGAAATGATTACAGATAAAACAGTTGCTATTCTAGCACCTGATTTATTAGGAAATGTATGTGACTGGCCTAAGATTAGAGAAATTGCAGACAAGTATAATTTGAAAGTAATCCACGATAGCGCAGATACATTAGGAGCCTCTATAAATGGAGTACCTGCAGGTTTTTATTCTGATATGAGTATAACAAGTTTTTATGGATCTCATATTATTAATTGTGCAGGAAATGGAGGAGCTTTATGTTTAAATGATGAAAACATTATAGAAAAAGCAAAACTATTGCGCAGTTGGGGACGTAGCTCTAGTTTATTTGATGAAAAAAGCGAAGCAATAGAAAATAGATTTGATATTAAATTAGACGGATTAGAATATGATGCTAAATTTGTATTTTCTATTCCTGGATATAATTTGGAAGGCAATGAGATGGGCGCAGCTTTTGGTTTAGTCCAACTAGATAGTTTAGAAAATAATATAACTGTGCGTAGAGAAAACTTTGAAAGACAGATAAATTATTTTAACAAATACCCAGAATATTTTTCAAATCCTACAGAAACACCAAAAGTTGATACAGGTTGGTTGGCATTTCCAATTTTAATTAATAAAAACGCACCTTTTACAAGAAAACAATTTCAAATATATTTAGAAAAAAGAGACATACAAACACGAGTATGTTTTACAGGTAATGTTCTTAGACAACCAATGTCACAAGGAATCACTTTACAAAAAAATAATGAAGGTTATCCAAACGCAGACGCTGTAATGGAAAGAGCAGTTTTATTACCGTTGCATCACGGAATGACCGATGAAATGTTTAAACGATTACACGAAACTATAGACCAGTTTATAGAAGAACATCAATGAATATATTGATTACAGGTAGTGATAGTTATTTAGGAAAATCACTGTCACAATTTTTACTTCGTCAAGGACATAATATAGGTTACTTTAATAGAAATTCGTATTCAGAATTTATATATAATTTTAACCCGGATATAGTTATACATACTATTTGTTGTTACGGCCGTAACAATGAATCTCATAAAGAAATATACGACTCTAATTTAATTACCGGTATTAATATAATAAATGACATTAGGTTGCTTGAAAAATCGGTAACCTTTATTAATGCAGGCACTTCTTTGAATAAAGATACTAATTTATATTCATTAAGTAAAAATCAATTTAAAGAATATGGCAAACACATTTCAAATGACAAGTTTAAATTTATTAATATGAACTTACAACATTTTTTCGGTGCAGGAGCAAAAAACAATTTTATTTCATTTCTGATTAACAAGTTTTTGCAAAACGAGCCAGTGCCATTAACTAACGGATTACAGAAAAGAGATTTTATCTATATAGAAGATGTGATTTTTGCATTTGATGCTGTAATAAAAAATAAAGACATACTATATAATTATGAGGATATAGATGTAGGTTCTGGTGTTACTACTTCAATAAAAGAAATTGTAGAGTTAGTACATAATTTATGTGATTCATCATCTGATTTACAATTTGGTAAAATAATTGATAATAATACAGATACAGAAATGAAAGCTAATACTGCTAAACTAGAAAGTTTAAATTGGAAATGTAATATAGATTTAGAGACAGGCTTAAAATATACATTGGAAAATCACAATGGGAAATAAAAAAAATTTAAAACAAACCATATTACTTAAATTAGCATTACAAGAAGAAGACATTAATTATAAGAAATGTAATATACGAATAGATCACGATAGCGGTATTTCTATTGTCAATAATATCAAACTTCCTATTATTTTTCCAAAATCTTGGATGTATGAAGCAGAGAAACTTCATACAGATAAAAAAGAATATAAATTCTATTTTAATGGGTTTATAGGAGAAGGTACTAGTAGGCAAGAAATTTTAAAAGATTTTATAATAAGAGAAGATTCTAAAATAATATGGTCAAATGATGGAAGAAACGTAGAAAACAAAAACGTTTTTAATAAAGATTATTTTGCAGGATTGTGTAAAAGTGTTTACGGTCTTTGCCCACATCAACCTGATTGGCCTGGAAACTGGAACACTCTTTGGACTTATAGATACATTGAGTGTTTAATGGCGAAAGTAATTCCTATTAACTTTAAACAAACTCCTTTAGCTAAATCTTTTATAGAAGACAGTTATTTTGTATGGGACAAAGATGTAATTAATAACTCTCTAAACATAGATAGTGCTAAAGTAGAATACAATTATAACTTTGCTTTTAACAAGTTTACTCTTTCACTGGAGCAAATAGACGCCATAAAAAGTTCCTGTAGTTAAATACGCATATAAATATCAGTATGAAAGTAGTTTTAGTTACAGGCGGCTTTGATCCCCTGCACTCCGGTCATATTGAATATTTTAAAGCTGCAAAGTTATTAGGTGACCATTTAGTAGTAGGTATCAATAGTGATACTTGGCTTACAAGAAAAAAAGGTCGTCCGTTTATGGCATTTGAAGAACGGGCTACTATTATTAAAGAGCTTAGTTGTGTAGACGAAGTTATTGGGTTTAATGACGACGACGACAGTGCGTGTGCTGCTATATATCAAGTATTAGCAACTAAAGGAAGTCGATGGAAAGTTGTCTTTGCTAACGGCGGAGATAGAACAAATAAAAATACACTAGAATATACAATGTACAACAATCATCCTGAGGTAGAATTTGCGTTTGGCATTGGCGGAGAACACAAAGCAAATAGTAGTAGTTGGATACTAGACGAATGGAAAACACAAAAAACTGAGCGTGACTGGGGCTATTGGCGTGTGCTAGATCATAAACCTGAGAGAGGTTATAAAGTAAAAGAGCTTGTAATATATCCTGGTAAAAGTTTAAGTGATCAGAAACACTTTAAACGATCAGAGGAATGGAAAATACTAGAAGGTGTTGTAAAAATGGATACAGAATTTAATGGCTTACAAGACAGCTTGCACCTAAAACCTAGTACAATGACATACACGATTGCAAAAGAAGTTTGGCACAAAGCATCAAATCCTGGAGACGTTAATGCACACATACTAGAAGTACAATGGGGTAATGAGTGTATTGAAGAAGATATAGAAAGAAGAGACTAATGAAAGTATTTGTAGGATATGACACAAGAGAAGATATTGCTTATCAAGTTTGTAAGCACAGTATATTAAACAAACAACCGTCAGCAGATGTACGTCCGCTAAAGCAGCAAGAGTTACGTGATGCAGGTTGGTATACTAGAAAAATAGACAAACTTGCAAGTACTGAGTTTACATTTACACGCTTCCTTATTCCTGAGCTTATGAATTTTAAAGGTTGGGCATTGTTTATGGATTGCGATATGATACTTACAACAGACATTAAAGAATTGTTTGATCAAGCAGACGACAATTATGCTGTGATGTGTGTACAACACGATTACACTCCAAAAGAAGGCACAAAGATGGATGGACAAAAACAAACTATCTATCCACGTAAAAACTGGTCAAGTGTAATGCTGTTTAACTGTGCGCATCCTAGCAATGCTGCACTTACAATGGACCTAGTAAATAGTCCAGAAATCAATGGAGCATATCTACACAGATTTAGTTGGTTAAAAGATGAAGAAATTGGAGAATTGAATCACACTTGGAATTATCTTGTTGGTGTTTATGATGACATTGAAAGACCAAAATTAATACATTATACAGAAGGAGGACCGTGGTTCGAAAACTATAGAAACTGTGAATTTAGCGATCTATGGAAACAAGAACTTACGGATATGATGAATGGGTAATAAAGTAGCTGCGATAGATAGTATCGGTGGAACAAATTATGCCAAAAAAGGACACGATTATGATCCTTATTTACGTGCATTTATGGAAGGCATTCCTGATAGCGTAAAAGAATCAACTTGGGAAGACGAGGAAAATACAGACAGTATTTTATTAATACGTGGACTCGGTGGCAGTAGTCAAAAAGCAATAAAAAGATGCTGGGCAACTGGAAGAACATTTTATGCAGTTGATACTGGTTATTTTGGCAATAATATTAAACACAAACGCTGGCATCGTATTACTAAAAACGCTGTACAAAATATGGGGCCAATAATCGAACGTGATACTGATAGATTAGATTATTTAAATTATCAGTACAGACCGTTTACTCCTGGTAGAAAGATTCTTGTTTGTCCGCCGAGCGACAAAGTAATGAACTTGTTTGGTCAGGGAACTGCACAAGAATGGACAGTAAATATAATTCAGGAAATAAAAAAATATACTGATCGTCCTATCGAAGTTAGAATGAAACCAGCAAGATCAGAAAGAGTTACTACTAATACTATTTGGCAAGCATTGCAAAGGAATACACACTGTTTAGTTACATACAATAGTATTGCTGCAACTGAAGCTCTTATGGAGGGCAAACCTGCTATAACACTTGGACCAAATTCTGCACAATTAATTTGTGAAACTAAATTAGAGAATATTGAAAATCCTAAAATACCAACAAAAGACGAAATGATAGCTTATATGGCACATTTAAGTTATTGTCAATTTAATGAATTGGAAATGCGCAGCGGGTATGCTTGGAATATATTAAACGAAAGTAGGGAAGAAAAATGACGCTTAAAGTTGCTTCTTATCTTATGGGTATCCCCCCAGGAAATACAAATCCAGAAAAACCTAAAATTATAGTTAATTTTATCGAAGGAGTATGGCGCTGTGGCGATGAAGGTGAAATTGTATGTGACTATGATCCTATTGACTGTGATGTAGCAGTTGTGCAAGGGTATGTACACGAAAATAGTAAACGAACACCACATCTACAACTTAGAAAAAGTGTATTTGAAAGGCAAGAAAAATTAGGTAAACGTAGCATAATTGTTGATAGCAATTTATTTTTATATGCTGATCCAGGTAATTCTAATAAATTTTTAAGATACAGTTACGATGGAATTTTTCCCGATACAGGCGAATACTGTAATACTAATCCTGATCCTGCACGTTGGGACTTAATACAAAAACGTTTAGGAATAAAATTAAAACCTTGGAAGTTTCAAGGTGGCGATATTGTTATTTGCTGTCAAAGAGACGGCGGATGGAGTATGAGAGGAAGTGCTCTTATGCCTTGGCTCGTAAAAACAATTACACAAATACGTAAAGTAAGTGATAGAAGAATTATTGTTAGATTTCATCCAGGCGATAAAAATTCATTAAATCATAAAAGAATGTTAGTAAGATATAGACTACCAAACGTTATTATAAGTGGATCACAAAATATATTAGATGATTTTAAAGACGCACATTGCGTAATTAATTTTAACTCAAGTCCAGCAGTAGCAGCAGCAATAGAAGGTGTACCTGTTATTGTACTTGATCCTAGTAGAAGTCAAGCAGCAGATGTGGCACATCATAAACTTGCAGAAATTGAAAATTTAAAAGAATTTGACAGAGAACCGTGGATACGTAAAATGGCACAAATGCATTGGACATTAGACGAATTAAAAGACGGAACAGCGTGGAGGCATTTAAGACAATGGGCCAAGAAATAATTGTAGTAACTACATTTCATCCGGAAGGTATGCGAGTATACGGACAACGATTCATAGATAGCTTTGCACAGAATGTTGCTAAAGCAATTAAATTAGTTGTGTATGCAGAAGATTGTACACCAGTAAATCCCGATCCTAATCAAATTACAATACTTGATGCAAAACAAGAATTACCTAAACTAAATGCGTTTAAAGATCGCTGGAAAGATGATCCTAAAGCAAATGGCATACCTCCAGACGAGATAAAAGCAAGACGTCCTAGAGATTGGCATAAAGAATTCAAATGGCACGCCATAAGATTTGCAAATAAAACATATGCTGTTTTTGATGCTTGTGCAAAAAATTATGGCACAGGTAGATGGATTGTTTGGATGGATGCAGACACATTTATCCATAGTCCTTGGAGTCTCAAACAGTTTGAGGAACTATTGCCTTACAATAATTGGTTAACATATGTTGGCAGAGGTAAAGGATCACAAACTTGGCCTGAGTGCGGATTCTACGGTATTAATATGAATCATCCTGTAGGTTGCAGTTTTGTAGAAGAGTTTGAACGTATGTATGAAGATGCAGACAACGGTATCTTTACATTAGAAGAATGGCACGATAGCTATGTGTTTGGAGAGTTATTAAACAATAAGTTTGCAGACTTCAAAGATACTGCACTAGACTATAGTGCAAATATATACAATAAGACTGCTAAAACAGGCGGTGGTGGTCATCCGCTAATTAATAGTGAACTAGGCAAATGGATGGATCATATGAAGGGTGATAGAAAATTTACAGGACATAGTAAAAAGAAAGACTTAATGGGAGATAGAACAGAGTCTTACTGGCAAAACGTAGTATGAAAAATAAATTTTTTAATATGATAGTAGGTGTCTTTGAAGATAAGCCCTATTCTAATATTGCAGAAATAGGAACACATAAAGCAGGATCAGCTAAACAATTTGTTTGGTTGTTAGCTCCGAGAGCAAACAAACTACATTACACCGGTTATGATGTTTTTGATTCAGTAAAGGATTCAGAAGGTTTACGTAAAAAGGAACGGAACGGAAAGTCTACACCTACTATCGAACAAGCAAAATATGAACTTGATAGATTGAAAAATAGATTTAAGAATTTTGATTATACTTTACATCAAGGTTTAACTTCTGATACCTTATTATCTCCTATAGAATTTGATTTTGTATACATAGATGGCGGACACAGCTATGAAACTGTAAAACACGATTATTTGATGGTAAGTAAAAGTAAACTAATTATTTTTGATGATGCTAATTTACCAGGTGTAAAAAGATTCTTAGAAGAGCTATCTGCAACAACTGAAATAAATTATATTGTTGATAAAAAACGCATCTGGGGAATAATAAGGAATGAAGTTTAGTTTATGGACAGATTATGGCGCCCTCAATAGTAGACCAGTTTTTGATGCATTTGCTAACAGCCTTATGGATGCTGGCTATAGTGTTTCTTATAATACTAGGGATTGTGACGTTAATGTTATTTGGAGTGTTCTTTGGAATGGCCGAATGGCTAAGAACAAAACCGTCTGGGATGAAAGTGTTAAACAAAATAAACCAGTAATTGTACTTGAAGTAGGCGGCATAAAAAGAGGAACAACCTGGAAAGTAGGATTAAATGGAATTAATCGTGATGCTTATTTTGGTCCTACTGGTATGGATAATAGCAGAGCTGTTCAACAGGGATTATCTTTAAAGCCGTGGCGTAAAGACGGCGAGTATATATTAATATGTGGACAACACGATAAAAGTTTACAGTGGCGTAATATGCCAAGAATGAGTACTTGGGTTATGGAAACTATTGATAAAATACAAAAACACTCAGATAGACCTATTGTATTCCGCCCTCATCCTAGATGTCCGTTACCTCATATAGAACACGAATTTAAAAATGTAACTAGACAACAACCAACACAAACTCCAGGCAGCTATGACGATTTTGATATAGATTATTCTAAGATATGGGCTACAATAAGTTATAGTAGTAATCCTGGAATACATAGTATAATAAACGGCGTGCCTGCATTTGTAAGCCCACATAGTTTAGCATATGGTGCTGCAAATGATATAGACTTTCTACACGATATAGAAACCCCACTAATGCCAGATAGAACAATGTGGTTTAATGATTATGTCTGGACAGAGTTTACTATAGAAGAAATTGCATCAGGATTGCCACTTAAACGATTGACAAGTAAGCTATTTTAAGTTATAATAAACTTATGAATAATTTAGCTACGATAGAAGATTTATTGGAATTTTCAACAGGACTACATCAAGGTCCTGTTATTACTTTAGATAGCAATGACATTACTATAATGCGAAGTATTGCTAGACAAGTATTCAAAGGCACAGCGTTGACTGACAGACAATTTGCATTGATGCAAGAAAAGCTTTCAAAGTATAAAGATCAGTTTGTTAACTTAGATTGCGATTTTGATTTTGCATTAACACAACTTAGAACACCATTAAGAGATATTGATAGAAGCAAGTATATAAAAATTATCGGTGATGAAATAAAAGTAAGATTTCCTTTCAAAAAAAGCGACATAATGGAAATTAATACTATATCACAAAAGACAGACGAGTATAGGCATCAAAAAGGAAGCCACGAACATTGGTTTGGCTTTAATGAACAAAACATTTTAAACATTATAGATTCTTTTAAAGACAAAAATTTTATTATTGATTCAGAATTATTAGATATCTATAAAAAAGCAGACACTATAAGAAATAATCCAAAAGACTATCTAAGTGGCGTATTTGATGGAAATTTGAAAAATGTTCACCCAAATTTAAAACCGTATATAAAAGAAACAAACAAAATACAGTTACTAGACAATAAATTTAGATATGCATTCTCTTACACTGATAATATAAATCCAGTTACCCTGGAAGAAAAAATTGCTTGTAGGAAAAGTACATTTTACCATAGTCAACCAAGTAAAGAAACAAAATTACAAATTTTAGATGCATTGTGGAATTTAAATAGACTTCCGATTATAATCATTTTAGATCCAAAGCAGGCAGAGCAACAACTTTATGATAGCATTTATTACTTTAGAGACATATTAAATACAACTAGTCAAAGTGTGCTATTTAGAGAAGATGGTTCCGACTCTGGATTTAATCAAATTGTACACGATAGAAAATTAAACAACTGGGTTGACAAAGATACAAAAATAGTGTATATTAATACACATAAGTTGCCTAAGCTATTAATTAATAATGAATGGCGACCAAGAACTGCATTTGTTTTTGAAAGTAGACTTGATAAATTCGTAAACACATATATTAATTTCCATTGTGACTTAATTGTGTTTAGAGAAGAAGAAATAAGTCCAATGAGGAAGTATTCTAGATTTTATGGCTAGTTGTAAATTAATAATTGAAGATGAAGTAAACATTAAACTAGAAGGACTAGATGTTGATGTACGGAGAAAGTTGGCGAATGCTCTCAAGTTCGAAGTGCCTTACGCACGATATATGCCTCAGTATAAACTAGGACGTTGGGATGGTAAAGTTGCTTTCTTTGGCATTGGTGGTACTGGTTATGTAAATCATCTTGACACTATTGTTGAAGTTCTTACAAAGAATAATGTCCAAATTGTAGATATCGATGATAGACGTCATCCAATTAAATTAGACCTACAACCTATTACAGAACGCTACTGGGCTGACCAAGGTGTTGTATGGCCTAAAGGACATCCGGCAGAAGGAGAAGAGATTATTCTGCGTGACTATCAAGTCGAAGCAATCAACAACTTTCTACAAAACCCACAGAGCTTGCAAGAGATTGCAACAGGTGCAGGTAAAACTATTACAACTGCAA